AATATATCAAACAGTAAAAAAGGTAGAGAATTATACTCTACCTAACTTACTATATTTTAAATTGTATTAGAAGTTTAAGAACGCCCAATCATATCTTATTGTTAAAGATATTTCTTGTACACCTTCATCACTCCAATCATAACTACCAAATTCAGCATCTGTAATGAATGCACCGTTTAATGTCCATTCTTCTACTTTTTCGCCTAATGGTGATAATTGATGAAGTTTTAAATTCTTTTTATAAAAGTCAGAATACCCATCTCTTCCTGTAGCAGATTCGTGATGAAGTCTCACCCATTCCATTACTGTTTGTGCACCACTTGGAACTATTGCGTCATATAACGTCATTGATATAGTGTTCCATACTGATTTACCTTTTACGTAACGTTTAACATTGATTAGATCTAATTCTACTTCATTGTTACTTAATTTTGGTTTATCTGATGCTTTAATTAAATATGCTGGAATTCCTGTGTCTGCCATAGAAAGTATAAACTGATGTTTCTTCTTGGGCTCCCATGAAAACGCTGTATCAAATAATTCGTTTTCTGTTGCTGCACCTAAATTGCCGTTTAATTGATCTTCTAATGCCATATTGGTCCTTGTTTATTTTAATATAAATATAACGGACAGTAAAAAAGGCAAGACCGAAATCCTACCTTTTTTTATCATAATGAATATTCTATTCCGGGAAACTTGCTCCGGTTGGTTGAATATTAAAGTCTAACACTATAAATTCTGCTGTTCTTGTTGGTTGTAAAAACAACTGACCGTATAAGATATTTTGATCTATTACGTCTGGTGTGTTATTGCTATCATCCATTACTGCTCGGAACTTGTATAATCCTTGCTTGGCTTTTACATCTGCTAAATATGGATTAACTATGCTTAGGAATCTATCTCTAGTTTGAGAAGTGTTTTGTTCAAATACTAAATATCTAGTAGATGATGCAATAAACTTCTTGACTGCGATAAGCAAACGGCGCACATTGACTCTGTCTAATGCACTCGGCCTAGCTTGTAGAGTCTTTTGCCCCCATATGCATATTCCGTCGTTAACGAAGTTTGCTATAGGATTAACACGTGCTTCATATAAGTCATTTCTATTTGCTTGCGATAGTCTTACATATGTGTCTGTTGCTGATACAACTCCTCTGTTCAAACCAGCTGGTGCATACCATGGTTGAGACACTGCATCATTAAATGCTAATACTCCAGGTAATACTACTGATGGTGGTACCCATAATGGAACATTCTTATTTGGGTTTAATATTCTTACCCACGGCCAATAAGTTGCTGTGTAATTGCTGTCTAGTGCAGTTACTTGACTTGTTACCGTTGCAATATTATCTGACACTGGATTTGAATCCATTACATAAAATGTGTCTTGACGATCTTGAACTAAATTGCGTGCTCCATTTGTTACTGCACTATGTAAGCTGTCAATAATACCTGGTGTAACTAATAGGTTCATGTCATAATAATCAGTGTTGCTTAACAATGCAAATGCTTTATTATAAGACTTTGTTCCTGTTGCTGTTGCTGTGCTACAATCAAAACCAAATGTGTTTGTCGATGCAATATTTACACCGTTATATTTTGGTAAATTTGGACGAGCTCCATCAAAGCCTCCTTGAAAACTAACCATGAATTTTCTGGTTGCTAATGCAATGTTAGTGGTAAATGTAGCAGCAGTTAATGCGTCTTGCAATGATCCACTATATGTTGCTGCTGCAGTTGGGAATGAAGAACCTGAATCTTGATTCATGTCACCAAGATAAAAGTCTGTGCTTAATCCAACGGTACTACCGCTAGTTGGGGTTGGTGCTAAATAATTTAAGTTAGCAACGTCAGTATAATCAAATCCAAAGTATACTCTACTATTATAAGAATTATTAACAGTCTGAGTAGTTTTATATGATACTGCTTCTAAGTTAAATGATGCAGACGCATTTGCTATAGGAGAAACTGGCGCTTTGGCTCCAAATGGAATCAATGTTTTATCATTAGTTGCATTTTTAACACCGTCTGTTACTTCTACTCTAACAAATCCTGATAAGTTTGGATAATCTCCATTAACTACAACATCACCAGCATCGCTAACTGTTTGATAACGATCACCAATCACTCTTGATATATATCTTGGAGAATTAGGATCTAAATTAACATTTAAAAATGTTTCAACGATATCCGGTGTTTGATCTGTGTCTTCTGATGCATATGGTGAATTTGGTATATTATTAGTATTCACTCTGCGAACTTCAACTGTAAATGTACCATATCCATTTGGATCAGATACTTCAGATGCTAATCTTATATCTCGTATACCAACTTTAACTTCTGCATTTACAGAGTTACCATGAGATAATGTGTGAAACTTGACAAGGTTTTTTGCAGTGCTTCCAATTTTTTGTGAAGTTATCCACGGAGTTGCTGCAGTTTTAAAATCTTGAAGATATTCATAATCTGACATTTTATGAAGTGACATCGTAATATCTCCAATGTTATCAAACAATGTGTTCAATGCATTTTCATTTTCATATTGAACATATACTGGATAATCTACTGACTTAGGAGACCTTCCAAATATTTTAGTTAGATAGTCATTGTTTCTGCTGTTAATAGATGAAGATATAAATGTGTCTTTCCCTACTAAGAATGATCCGTCAAATCCAATTGCTGTATCTGCAGCTGCTACATATGATCCAGATAATTTGATTTCAAATGATCCTGACACATCTGCATTGAATTGAGCTTCGTCAAAATAATTAGCATTCACAATACTACCAGCACCTAATACTGCTTGGGTTGGGTGTAAAATGTGTGTTACTACTTTAACCGATCCCGATTCAGCTTGTATTGCTAAAGCCCCATTTGGCATTTCATATCCATCTTCATATAAAAGACGAGTTACTGTTATCACGTTTCCGTTTCTTAAATAGTCATTCACTACATATGGAACATAAGAATCGTCAGTAAACGATCCAAATGTTTTTTCAAAATCACCATATGATGTAATTTGTGTAGGAATGAGAGCTGGACCTTTTACGGTTGGTCCTATTACCGCTGCACCTATTTGTGCTACTCCGCCAGCTAAAAACGATTGATCTACTTCATTCGTAAATACTCCGGGCGAGACAATTCTTTCTGCCATTATGATACTCCTATAATTATTTTCTTATAAATATGTACTACTTGTATCAAACATCAACTTCTGTGAAAGTTCCGTCTTGAATGTTGATTTCGCCTTCTCCATATCGTTCTCGTAAACTGACAATTAATTCAGATTCTTGTTGTTTTAACGTTTCAATTTGTTGCAATTTATCATGTTCTTCTGATTCAATTTGATCTAGTCGCATTCGTAAAGCGTGTCGCTCTATTGCAATGTTTCCGAGTATGTTTGCGTTGTCTGCATAACCTTGCTGAAGAGTTTGAATTTGTTCTAAATGTTCTTTGTCCAGTTTTCTAGTTGCCATATTTATAACCTTTCTTTATATTATATAAATTTATTTTGTATTATCCAAATTATTAAGTATATGTAATAACATAAGTATTTTTCCCAGATGTAACAGTTAATGTGTTATTAATGAATTGTGCTGTAGTCGATAAAGACTCTATACCACTAAGTAGTGTGAATGGTCCATTTGGAGCATTCTCTCCGTCAGTTGGAACAAGTGTTATACTAGTTTTCGAATCAAGAGGCGAATATCGTAATTGCCTACCACCGGCTTTTAGACCTGTATTGGTCATTGTTTCCTGAGGTCCACCATTTAATGATAGTTTATATTCGTTAGTTTCATTGGGACTATGTATGTGATTTGTATCTACATTTGATATTTGGAATCTTCGATATGGGTCTTTTATAGCTATACTAGTCCATTGAGCTTCATTGGTAAAATCAGCAATATGTGCTGTTAATGTTTTTGACTCTCCCTGGGGAGTTACTGAATATTCATATCTATTTGTTGATGAATTATATGCTATTTCATAAGTAAAAGTTCCTCCCAACCTATCAATCAGTGTAGCAGATGTTGATGTTTGATTTGCTGCTATTGAAGCTGTAAATGGTTGTACTCTGGAGGTGCTCCAGCTGAGTGGATCTCCTGGTGACCTAGGTGGGAATGCTTCTTGTGCAACATAACCACCTGTTGCAACGGGTAAGTATTTTGTTGCTGTTTTTAATTCAGCTGACAATATTTGGAATCCTGGATTAGACAATGTTATCTCATACACTTTACCAGCTGATGCAGTTGTTTGTGTTGCTATAATAGTTGGTGCTGCTTTTACATAGTTAGAAGCTTCATTTGGTCTAAATGCACCAGACTCATTATTTAAAAATTGTCCTCTTCTTATTTCAGTTCCTACTACAAACATCTGACCTGGGTCTCTTTTAAATGAAAGTGTAACAGCATCTTGGCCTTTGGCTTGCATTGTGTAAGCCATTCCTCCTAATTCAAATAATTCGCTAGGAGGTTTTTTCGATGTATCTGCATCTGTTTCATTTGCTCTCCCAGATTCTATTTGAGCTAAACTTCCTGTAGATTCAGTTACTAACTCATTAATGCTTTTAAATCTAGATGGGTCACCCTTTGCAAGTCTTGTTGCTTGAACTTTATAATCTTCTTTTACACCTCTGTTAATTGCTTGAATCTGAGTTGTTAAATAATTAGCATTATATAATTCAGATCTTGATAACTCGCCTAATTGTAAGCGTATATTGTCTAGTGATGATTTAACGGTTCGTCTAGCCGAGGTATCAAGACTACCAGTTGTTGTCCAGGGATTACCATTAGGGAGTTTAACTTTATCAAAAAGAGTTTCAGGATTGATTTCTGTTTTAGCACCAGCAGTATCTCTAATTTGCCGAGCTATGGATCTATATCCCTCTACCTTAGCACTCTTAGTTGTGAAGTTTGAACCGCTATCACTTTCATCTGCACCCTTTACTGCACTACCAACCGTCTCAGTAACACTTTCTAAATATGTTGCTATTGATTGAGCTGCAATAGCAGTTTGGTTATCGGCTAGTATGGATTCTGCTACGTAGTCTTTGTTGAGCATTACGTCTTTATTTGCTACTTCTAATTCTACTCCAAACAATGTACTTGAACTAGCAAATAAAAGATCCACAGCTGTGTCAGCAGTCAGACTTGTATCTTCTTCTTTGAGATGGTATGCTAATGTGGTTAATGGAGAAACTGTTTTGTATTGAGGAAATCCTTTTAATTCTCCTGTAAATGCTACTCCCGTAATAGAGTCAGTACCACCTGTTACTGTTATTTCTGAAGTAGGTGTTTGTGCGAATGTAAAATTTCCTAATGTGTCAGTGGTAGTAGTTCCAACGTCAGTAGTTACAGTTGCTCCAGCAATTGGACCATCACTTGCATTACCGGCAAAACCACCACCGCCACCGCCGCCATTCATTAATTGTGCTTCTAAAAACCAATTTTGTTCTGTTTTTCTTTTATTCTCTTGTTCAAATAAATATAATTGTTCTTGCAAAGGGAGATGTTGAATGTCTGGCCTTCTGCTAAAATTTCTCCAATTCAATAAAGACATTGTTTCCTTGTTTTTTTAATATGTTTATGGTTGAGAACCAGTTGGTGTCCAATTTGGTCCTACCAATTGTTGCATGCATTGTGAATGTGATCCTGACCATTGCAGTGTAACACTGTTATCCGTGATAAATGTTGGTTGTGATGCCGTATACCATTTTAGTATAAACATGGTTTCGTCTATTGATTTACGCACAGTATCTGCACTTGTTTCCATTACTTGTGCAAAGTCTACCGAGCCTATATCTGCCCAATCGGCAAAGGCATATGTTCTGTTTGAATAATCCATTTTATTTCTTTTTATATAAATATGTTGTTATTGAAATCTACCTTTTAATGCGTTGTAGTTGTGTAGGACTTCTGGTTTAGACAATGCTCTTTCATAAATTTGTGCAGAAGCTATTTGACCATTAAAATTTGCTGTTGGTGATGCTTGACTTATTGTGCCTATTCTTGTTAGATTTGAAACATTTAATGTTGCAGTTTGGCTCGTACCCTTATCAATAACACCATTAAAAAATATTCGTTTAAGGTTACCATCGTATGTAGTTGTTACATTGAACCACGTATTAACACGTCCAGAAATGCTATTTGATATAAGATCAGTACCATTTATTCTAAAACGTATTGCGTTACTGCTAATAAATACATTGTATCCATCTGCAGCTGCATCTCTATTGTCTATCAATACTTGAGCAGTTGAAGTATTGTGTGGTCGGATCCATAAAGACGTAGAAAACTTAGTAGTTGAAGCTGGTAAATTATAATTGGTTTCTACATAATCATTACTACCATCAAAATCAAAATTTCCGCCTACATCAGCATCAAAGACAGCTCCATTTTCTATCGTGCCATTATTAGCACTAATTGTATCAAACCATGTAGTACCGCTTTTAGGATAACTTGCTCGATTTGCAGCATCCAAATTGAATACTAACCCATCAGTTATTATTTCTGTTGTTATGCTACCTACTCTTCCACTCATTATTCAAACCTTGATTTTAATGCGTTGTAGTTGTGTAGGACTTCGTTTGCTGATAGTGCTCGGTTGTAGATGTGGACTGAACCAACACTACCATTTAAGTAATTACCTCTTCCTCCGCCTGCCCCTTGGGTACCTGCTCCTATAATTAAAGGATCTGTAGAATCTAAACTTCCATACCCTGTTATATCTGTAGGACTATTTCCGTCTTCTATACCATTTATATAAAATCTTAAATTATTGCCATCTCTAACTCCTACTAAATATCGATAAGTATTATCATTTCCTGTGGTTGCACTTTCAACAGATTTAAATGTTGTATTATCATCGATAGCAAACATTAATTTTTCACTAGTAGATAATATTAAAGAATAATTTTTACCGTTAGTACTATAAGCTCCTTTCATTACAAAATCTTGTACCCCATTACCACTTGCACATTTACACCAAGAGCCTATAGTTCCATCTCCACTTCCCCAATCTAATACATCATTATCTCCAAAATTTATATTATCTGTATCATCAAAATCTATTACACCTTGTCCCTCTGCAGAATCAAATGTAGGAGTTGAGGAAAATGTTCCTGCTAAACTATTAATAGTATCAGTAGCAGTAGTTCCGGTCTTGGGATAACAAGCTCTATTAGCAGCATCCATATTGAATACCAATCCATCAGTTATAATAGGAGTCCGTATACTACCAAAATTCATAATCCGAATCTCCCTTTAAGTGCGTTGTAATTATGAAGTATTTCATCAGAATCTAATGCTCTTCGATAAAAAGAAACTTGAGCAATACTACCGTCTATATCATGTAATGTATTAGAAGTCGCAAATGCGCCTATTGTAAAATTTGCAGTATTACCAGAAACGTCTTGCATACCAGCAGTAGATTGTTTAACTGCAATACCATCTACAAATAAATTGATAGTACTACCATTAACTCTACCAACTACATTGTGCCAGATATCATCATTATAATCACCATCATAAAATGTATATGTATGAGCACTATCAGCTGCATTTCTTAATACTATACAAGCTGTACCAGTTTGAGGCTGTCCACTAGCTTTTTGATTAACGCTTATAGCAAATAACGTGGAATCTGAAGCAGATCTTTTTATAGATGCTATATAGCCGGTGCCGGTTGATGTCCATTTCACCCAACCGCTTAATGTACATGCTTGGCAGTTATCACCAGTTAACAAATTAGAACTTCCAAATTCCACTATATCACTAGTACCATCAAAATCAATATTACCACCATTACCAGAATCAAAAGTAGGACCGTTAGTTAACGTACCGTGATTTTGAGTTGTAGTCAAATCATTCCAAGTGGTACCTGAGCCTGGATAACTATCTGGGTTTGCGGCATCAGCCATAAACACCAAACCATCCATAATGATATTTGGTCCTCTCCTTATACCCATTATATTGCTTTTATTATGGTTTTGATTTTGTATCCTGCGGTAGTTGAATATGATTGCACTTGTGCTTGACTCTGTGATATTGCTACTTGCATCAACAAGTTAGAAGTGTCTCCGAAATCAGTAGTAGTTGTTTCTGTGAAATTCACTGCACTACCGCTCCATATAGCCATCAAGCTACCTGCTCGAGCATCATGTGATCCAGAAAATGCAGTGTATTCTATAAATGCTCCTGCATATGAGCTTGTGCTTATTCCGTATATCGATTGTGTTATATTTGCTGTATTAGAACTTATAACTGCTGTGGTATACAATGATTGAGGAGATTTTCCTAAGTATACATCACCATCGGCTTCTGCTTGTAACACCGGAAATCCTGATATATCATTTACGGAAAATAAAGTACCAGTTAATGAATCGTCTACTGAAAATAAAGTGCCGACATCACCTATAACACTAAATGCTGTCGAACCACTATGCTCTACAACTACTCCGGTATTCGGTGCTGCTGAAGCTGATGTTGATCCGGATGCTATAAAGGTTGGTGTTCCACCGCCACTACTATTTAATGCGTGTGAAGCAGTTATAGCATATGAAGCAGATACTACTCCTGTTACATTTGAGCCATCACCTTGAAAAGAACCTGAGAACGAGCCTGATAACAAAACATCGGGAGTACCATAATAGTATTCTGATTGCTGAATTAATCCAGGTGTATATGATGATGTGAATGCCATTTATTATAAATACCTAATATAATTTATCTGAGTAGAACAATGTTCCTCCCCCTGTTATTTCATTTGTAAATGCCCCTGGTCCAAATGGGGTCAAATTGGTAAAACTGTTATTTAATATTGATCCGGAATGTGATCCACCGTTTAGATCTACACCATAAGCAAATGATCCAGTACCATTAAGTTGAACTAACTCTGCTCCGTTTAGTTTTAAGTATCCGCCTGTCATATCTACTATTCCAGATCCTGGTGTTGTGTAAGCGTGTGTCACTTTATTATTAATTTCTAAAGTTCCTGCTGATAATTGAAAACAATATGCATTATCTGGATAGTTAAATCCGTCATTATCAAAGAATGAATCGATAACAAGATGTCCGCCATTTATTATGTTTCCATTTCCTCGATTTGCCTTACTGCCTAATGATCCTTTAAATATTAATTTACCAGTTGTTACTTTGCAAAAATTAATATAAGAACTACCAGCGTCAGCATTAAAATCTCCAGTAAATTCTACTTGTGCGTCATCCGTTTCTATTTTAATACCATAACCACCACTATCACGCATAAAAATTTGATTATCTATTTTATGTTGCCCACCACCATTAATGTAAATAGCTGCGTCATCAGGTGTAGTATTACCTGTTAATATTGTTCCTCGAAGGATTCCTCCGCTATTATTTATGTCTCCGGTGTTTAATTTTACAGATCCATTTATATGAGCATCTATATCATAATGCGTTTGATAACCATCAGTTAGTTCTATAGCATATTTATTGCCACGATCACCAGTTGAATATATTCCTCTTAATCGTACAGCGCCTCTACCGTCTGAATAAACTGCTTGTGATGCAGACGCAAATACATTTGCATTAACACTAAAATCATAAGTCGTCTTATTACTTGCAACATATATAGCAGGACGAGTATCAGTAGGATGAAGTTGCATTATAGAACCTTCGAATATCAATGATGAATAATCAGTAAGGCCATTTCTTCCTAATATTAAAGCACCACCATATGTTCCAAAATTACCGGTATTAATAATTTTTCCGTTTATATAAAAAGGATTTCCTTTTATATCATTTGTAGAGATCCTACCACTACTAGCATTAGTAGGTTCTAAATCAACTGTTCCTCCTTGGTTATATGTGTTAGTTGTATTGTTAGTAGTTTTAGCGATATCAAATTCAAAATAACATTCCTCTGCTTGAATTCTAATAGCTCCGTAAGATGTGTCATCTGAGATAAAAGAACCTGCTCCTCTTACGTTTACAGGATATGTTGGATCTTGTATGTCTACGATATACTCACTTAAACTTGCGGTAGGATGTACTATAGCACCCGGATAAAAGTAATAATTAACTCCATCTTTAATTATATTTGCACTTTCAGATGGATATGTTCCTGGGTATATTATTATAGTATCACCTATATTTGATGATGCTGTTGCTGCCAATATTGTATGAAATGGGTTTAACATATCTCCTACTGCAGCTGTGCCATCATTACCATTAGGTGTAACAAATAATGATTGAGTAAAGTTGGTTGCTGAAGCGACGGCATTAAGTGCATGGGAGGCTGTTACTGCGTATGAAGCGGAAATTGGAGATAAATTACCTGCAGGTGTAGATAGATATTCTGCACTTGCTGTGCTAGCAAAAATTATGTCTCCGGTTTCTAATGAAGCTGATATTGTGGTTATTGTGTTTCCGTTACCAATTCTAAGTTGATTAGATTCACCAGCTACACCTAAACTACCAGAACCAATTGTTATGTTACCAGTTCCAGCTGTTTGCTCAGCTCCTGCACTTCTTCCTATACCAATATTATTTTGACCTGTATCGGTATTGTATAGAGCTCCATCGCCATATGCTAGATTGTATTTACCTGATGATATGTTTCGCATTGTTCGGAATCCAAAACCAATATTACTATCTCCACTAGTAAGATATAACATAGTCTCATAGCCCAAAGCAATATTATAATTAGCGTCACTCATTCTAGCTGCAGGGGATGTTCCTCCTGCTCCAGCTAATTTACCTATAAAAATGTTGTCATCTGACGCATTTGTGCTTAAAGCATATCCAGCATTCTGTCCTATACAAACATTGGAGTCACCCGTTGTATTAGTATACCCTGCCTGATAACCGATCATTACATTATAAGGACCGTTAGTTGCATTTTGATCATGGCCGGCGCCTTGTCCTAATATTATATTTCTAGTATTAGTTCTTAATCCTCCTTGCGTGCCACTGCCAGATACAACTAATGATCCGGTTATAACTGCGTCTCCTGTAAATGGAAATGGTGTTGTTGATATTCCTGATAACTGCGATCCATCTCCTTCATAGCTACCACTAAATGAACCGCTATATAAAAATAAACTGCCGCTAATGATATCACTTAAAGGCGATTGTGTTGCTTGATCTCCTACACCATAAAATACATTTCCTGTTAACAGATTAGGTACATCATTTGATCTGTCAATTGAAGAAACTTTCATTCCTTGTATTATAGTACCATTAGTTTTTAATACAGTACCTATGTTTTGAATTAAGTTAGATCCAGACGGTTTAATTGTAGTCAATCCACTATTTTCATGAATATAAATATTATCTCCTATAGCAGGCGTACCTGATATTGGAGTTACGTTGGTATTATAAATTCCGTTTATAATAGCAAACCCATCTTTAGTATTACCGGTGGTAGTTAAATCAGTTTCAGCAATACCGATAGAAGGCATTTTATCAGCACTACTAGCAGATGCTATTCTTACTTTAATTCGTTCACTTCCTCCTATTTCACCTGTTGAGTATATAGGAGTGCCAGCCGGTATTGTTACAACATCATCATTTCTGACTTGTAAATGTAATTTTTCTGGTATATTTGTGTTAATTACATATGAAGACGTTGCAGCAAAATTAGCAAAACTTGCTGTTTCTGCATAACTAGAAGAGACTTCATGTGTAATTTCATGAGATGCTGATATAGCAAAACTCGCAGATATATTATATAATACATTTTCTTGAAGTTGTCCTGGTCTTATTTGTCTTGCCATTATGCCCATCTCCCATTAACAATAACAGTGTCAGTATTCAAGATATCATAGCCTAATGTGCCAGTATCGAATACTATTGTTTGTGTTGTGTTTTCATCTGGCGTCCATGTATATGCTGCTTTGTCTATGTATTGTCCGTTTACATATACATCAAATTCATTGACAGATGCATAAGCTAATGTGCTTGGATTAATTTTAGGAGTTCCTGTTACGTTTACTGTTGTGGCAGAAACATATGTTGCAGTTTTATCTACAAGACCTATTAAGTATGCCATTGAGTTACTATCAACTGTTGCACTAGTCCCACCACCATTTACTATTACACTACCTCCGCCTGCAATAGTTTGAGATGCTGCTAATAATTGAGTTGGTATTTTTGTTGTTTCAAATATATTGTTATCTAAATCAATAACTGTTTGGAAAACAACTTTTTTTACTGAATACATTTTTTTCAATGTAGACTTTCTTGTTTCTTGTTCTGAAAGCAGTGTTCCCATAACTGTTAAAGGAATAGTTGCTCTAACTAATCTGTCTTCGCCTACTGTATTAACAGTCTCGAAACTAACACTACCCATTGCTGTAGCAAATTTATTCGATTCATTTCCCCATGCAAATCTACCATATGGCATTATTTGATCTACTAGATCATTCATTTGCGTAGTAAAATCACACCAAAGCATCATGTCATATTCTATATTAACATATTTTGGAACATCTACTACATATATTTTTTTAGATTGTTGTGGCTCATTAGTTGGTATAGGAAATAATTCATCTTCATATCTATTTCTATTATTATATTTACTACGATAAATTATATGATTTCCTGCTTGTGGTCTATTAACGTCAAGTGTTCGGGTGTTGTCTCGTTCTTGCATTGAATTACGTTTAAGCATTATTAGAGGAGATTGTAACATTCCCTTTTCGTCACGAAGATAACCTAAACGACGTACATTGTCCCATTTTTCACCATTTGAAAATATTACAGGAACGTCTATTAAATTTTTATTTGCGGTTATTTGAGGTTGTATTTCATTTTCTATATACCATTTTATTGCATAGTCAATATCATATACCGTACGTTTAACCGTGCGTATAACATCATCATCACGCCGTACTTGTTCAGCTCGATTTAATACTGGATCATTGTTTAAACCTTCCGTTTTTTTAGGATTAGGTTTATTTGTTTTACGATCGATATTTTTTCTGTTATATCTTGGCATTAATGTCCTTTATATGCAGGAGAATTATTATTTCCTCCGTTTCTTATATCTTTAATACCTTGTGGTGTTTGTCTTGTTACATGAGCATCTACCATCACTGACACACTATAACCATGTTGATCTCCATTTGGCCACGTTTCTGGATTTTTTCCTATGAAATACTGATTAGCATCTACATTGTCTACTTCAAAATATTCATTGTCCCAAAGCAATATATCTCCAACTTCAGGATAAAAGTCTGCTCGTACTAATATATCTCTAGATATTGCAAATTTACCTGTTCTAGTATATGTATGACCATAATCATCCATATTAGAATTTTTTTCGTCTTTAGTAATTACACAAGGAATAAGTATAGAATCATAATATGATTTGCTTTCTGATTCTCCATATAAATTTGAATCTGATGATTCTACTAATAATTTATAAAATTCAATTTCAGTGTCTATTACTGCATTGATCAGTTCTGAATTGATAGCGGCTAAAAATTTAGCATCTCGTTGTCCTCCAAACAGTGCCATATTTTACCTCCTATCCAATATATATTTTTAATGGAACTTTTGCTAGTATCTCCATTTGTTGAGTAGCTTCAGTTCCTTGTCTTGTTAACATTTGTTCTTTTGTTAGTTTATCTAAAAATTCTCTTAACTGTGTAATTAGAGCATCTTTTTCTGATTGTCCTTGTGATACCAAATCACTACCATTTAGTGTTACTTCTCCTCCTGGTATTGGTACATTAGAATATTTATTACGAACATAACCTAATGTTTCTTTTATGAGTGCAGCACCATATCTATATATCCAACTACGACCCATATCATTAATGTTATTGTACTTTTGATATGTATATGGTATATTAGATGCGTCAGATATAACATCGTTTAAAAGTGCGCTATTCCCAAATAACACCCCGTCATTGGTTTTATCTTCTTCGAAAATAAATTCAAACCATACTTTATCATAAAACGGAGTTGACATAGTTCCTTGTGTTCCTGGTACTGGATATATTCTTATATCGTCACCATGGATATCAAAAGAAAAATGTGATTTTCTAATTCTGTCATTGAATTCAATAGTTTGTATTCTAAATAAATCCATATGAATTGGCATCATCATAAAATTAACACTAGGAGAAAATCCACCAAAGTCAAATGCATCTAACATTTGTTGCGAACCTAATCCAGTACCAACAAATGGATCAAAATATCTAATAATTGCCGGTGGTGTATTGTGTAATACTCGTTTAATCTCAATGCCATTGTTATTGGTAACTTCTATTCCTAATGACGCAGATACTGCTTCTCGTATACTATATGTTTGTTTTCCGTCTTGAACATCAATTGATGCACTATACCATTTGACATTACCACCCGAATCAGCTTCTGTGCCATATGCTTTTGCTAATTTGGTAATATATCCCATTGAATTACCAACAACTGCTCCAGTTAAACCTTGACTTGAAAAGAAATCACTACCTGTTTTAATACCCAATGTATTAACAAGATTATTAACAATGTTTATCTGATTAACTTGATTTGAATATTCAATTACTGCTGCTTCAAATGCTGTGTAAAAATTAATATCAATTAACTCAACATCCATTATTGGATACCCAACATGATTTGCTGCAAACTTGGCAAAACTATCTGCTTCAGTCTGAAAAGAAGGGTCTGCATCAAAAAACCCAAATGGTGTTTTTCCGCTACTAAATGAAGAGCTTCCGGGCCATATTGGTTTATTTTCTGAGTAGTCCATTAATATCCTTTAATATAAATATCAATACTTTTCATTTAGGAGGTTCAAAATTTCTTCTAATGACTCATGTCTATGATTATCTGTTAAAATAATTTCATTGACATATTTAGATTCTTTTATTTTTGGGACTTCATGTATAGCAGAATCATTGCTAAATTTTAAATCAATCTGATATCTATCACCACATAAAATCATAGTGCTATGTTTACCTAAACGACTCACAACCATTTGTAGTTGTTGTTTAGTTAGATTTTGGAATTCATCTACAATACATATAGAATGATCAAATGTCCGACCTCTAAAATGTGCAAGACTTACTAATTCTATATTTTCTTCCTTTTCCATTTTTTCTAGCAATTCAGGTTTATTATAAACTTTTCTCATATTGCTTCGTATTGGAACAAGCCATTCGCTCATTTTTTCTTCTAATGATCCCGGAAGAAAGCCGTTATCTTCGGTTGATACGGTTGGTCTAGTAATAATGATTTTATCAATTTCTCGTTTAAAGTATTTATCTAATGCTACTTGAACTGCTAATAATGTTTTACCACTACCAGCTTTACCTAATATAAAGTTAAACGGTGTTTTTAATATTTTAGCTTTTGCATATTTCTGTTCTTCTGATAATGTTATAGAAAATTTAATGCTGTTTTTTGGAGGGGTCTTTACCCTATTTGATGTTGCCATAATGTAACTTTTTTAACTTAATTTTGTAAGTGTTGATTTTCTGTAAGACATATCCTTAAGGGTTTCAATTTTACCTAAACACATTTGTCTTATTGCTTCGAATGTTTTATTCGCAGGATATGGCGTTAGTACTTTGATTTTTACTAACTCTTTATGTGGTCCTAAATCTTGTTCAATATGAACCATTAAAACTAAACGGATTGCTCGGATACGGTCTAACACGTCTACAAGTCTACCGTCATACCGTATGTCTGCAAACATTTCGTATTTCGTTCTTGGTACTGCCATAGTATTTCTTTTTTATATAAATATCAAAACAGTAAAAAAGGGAGGCCGAAGCCTCCCTTTCCCTTTCAATTGTTAATTCTTTAAATTAAAAAGTGTTTAACTATTTAACTATTAAAGAGTCTCCAATCCTTTCACGTATACTTTTCCGTAGAATTCTGGACGAACTACTTTCTTCGCGTAACGTGTCATGACACCTTTTCTTGGTGTGAAGTTTACTGGATCGTAAACTAAAGGAGTCATAATAAGAGGTACATATGGAGAGAAAACTGCTCCTGTTTCTAGGAACTGTGCTCCTCTGAAGCCCATAAGAATTACATTCTCTTTCATGTATGGATTTTTATAAACAGTGTATCTGTTATTGATTGCACCAATCTTTTGTACACCTGCGGCAAATTCCATTTTATCACCATTAGTGTCTGCAGCAAATCCAGGAATAGATTCAAGGATAGTTGCAACTGCTGGAGATGTAACTAAGAAGTTAGCACCACCACGCAATGTCTTTTGGTGAATTTTATTTGAAACTTTCTGCAGTTTAGTACCAAGTGTTTGGAACCATCCACCTTGCGTGTTATAGAACCCACCAGTAGTAGCAGACGTTTGATCGAATGACGAACCATTCCAGATCTCATTGTTTACTGCTGACCAATACTCAGTAGTTGGAGCAGATGAAATCAACATATCAAGAATCTCTAAATCAATCTCCATTGATACATACTCAGACAACATTGAAGTTAATTCTGCTTCTGCATCGATTGAGTGATAAGCGTTAAGGTCTTGAGCGAACTCAGGAGTCCATACAGCTTTTAACTTACGAGTCTTAGCAACGATTGGCTCAGACTGAAGTTCTAAGTTAACTTCTGGAATGTCAATATCTGTACCATCATCGATACCAGTATTAGCACCAGATCCTTTAAACGGATTAGCATCTTCAAAGTCACCTCTAGTAATATCGGTTGGTGCTTTGCTATAGTTAAGATCTAAATTACTAGCACCAATTGCTGCTTGAATGTTGTCAGCCAATGAAGCGGTTACAACAAATGATGCAGTAAAGTTAGCATCAATAGTTGAGAATGCTTGTACAGGAATAATTTCAGTTGAACCAGAAATCAAAGTAAATGATCTAACTGCTAATGCATCAGCATCAGTTGGTACTGGTACTGTTAAATTAAAATACTGACCAGAA